CTTACTATGGCAGAAGCAACAATAGAAACATCCCCAGAAGATTTAGCTAAAGTTAAAAAATCAGCAGATAAAGACGATGTAATTAAAGTTACAAAAGAAGATGCAACACCAAAAGGTGAAGATTTTTTTTATGATTATTTAGATATTGGCATGTCTTATTTAGAAGGGTTCGGTAAAAAACATTCTTTGGATGATAGCCAGTTAGAAAAACTAGGTAAAAAAATAGTAGATCAATTATATAAAGGTGATGTTGGTAAAGCATATGATGCTATTGTTAAAAGAGGGGTAATGAATGAAGATGAAGATAAAGAACCATCAAAATCAGATCTTAAAAAAACAAAAGGTTTAGCTAAAGCAAAAGAAGAACTTGCTCAGTTAACTAAACAAATGAAAGCTTTAGCTCGTAAATATAAAGAAGCTGAAGGGGAAGAAAAAGAAAAATTAGTAGCTGACCTTAAGAAAAAAACAAAACTTAAGAAAGAATTAGATGCTATTGTAGATAAATAAAAAATGTTATGTTAAAATGGTTAAAAAAGAACTATCAATTATTAGTAATTATAGGGGCTTGTATTTTAGTCTTTAGATTTTTAGATGATAAAGAAAACTATGTAAGTGAATATAATAACAAAATTACTGCATTAGAACAAAAAGTTGACTCATTACATCATATAAATGATGAATTAACTTTTAAAATTGACACCTTAAATGTTCAAATAGGTAAATTAGACCAACAATTAGATCTAAAAGATAATAAAATAAATAATTTAAGATATGAAATCAACACTAAAGTTGATGCTGTTGATAACTTTAATGATGATGAACTTGAAAAGTTTTTCACAGAACGTTATAGACAGTACATCGATTCAATTAAAAAAACCAATAGCGAAATTAGTAATTAAGGATTTAATTACTGGGGATGGGGCTAAAGATGAATTAGCTATTACTATAGATAAAATTAAATTATTTGAACAAAAAATAGTTTTAAAGGATAGTATTATTTTAAATTTAAATGATAAAATAAATAATTTTAATTCTATTCTTCTTACTAAAACAGACCAATTAGCTTTATCACAAGAATTATCAAAAAAATTAGAAGTTGATTTAAAAAAACAAAAATTTAAAAATAAATTAACAGCAGGGGTTGGAATAATAGCTGTAATAGGCACAGTACTTTTAGTAAAATAATATGTCTGAATTAAAAAAAGTAATACGTCAAGAATATTTAAAATGTGCTAAAGACCCAGTACATTTTATGCGTAAATATTGTTATATACAACACCCACAACGTGGACGCATACAATTTAACCTATATCCATTTCAAGAAAAAGTATTAACGTTAATGCGCGATAATCCATATTCGATTATCCTTAAATCCAGACAGTTAGGTATTTCAACATTATCTGCAGGTTATTCTTTATGGTTAATGTTATTTCAAAAAGATAAAAATATACTTTGTATAGCAACAAAACAAGAAACTGCTAAAAACATGGTTACAAAGGTAAAATTCATGTATGAAAATTTACCTTCTTGGCTTAAAGTAGATGCCGCGGAAAATAATAAATTAAATTTAAGATTAAGGAATGGATCCCAAATTAAAGCCACATCAGCTTCAAGTGATGCCGGTAGATCAGAAGCAGTATCTTTGCTATTAATTGATGAGGCAGCTTTTATTGATAACATTGGAGAGATTTGGGCATCAGCTCAACAAACATTAGCTACCGGAGGAGGATGTATAGCATTATCTACTCCTTATGGTACTGGTAATTGGTTTCATCAAACTTGGGCGAGAGCAGAAGCAGCAGAAAATGAATTTTTACCCATTAAATTACCTTGGTTTGTACATCCAGAACGAGATCAAGTATGGAGAGATAGGCAGGATGAATTATTAGGTGATCCTAGAATGGCGGCCCAGGAATGTGATTGTGATTTTAGTACGTCTGGTGATATTGTATTTTACCCTGAATATATAGAATTTTATGAAAAATCTTATATTAAAGATCCTTTAGAAAAACGGGGAGCAGATCAAAATTTATGGGTTTGGGAATCTCCTGATTACACAAGAGATTATATTGTAGTAGCTGATGTATCTAGAGGAGACGGAAAAGACTACTCAGCATGTCATGTAATAGATGTAGCAAATAATGTACAAGTTGCAGAATATAAAGGTCAAATTGGTACAAAAGAATATGGCCATTTATTAGTTGGTTTAGCTACTGAATATAATGAGGCTATGTTAGTGATTGAAAATGCTAATATAGGGTGGGCAACTATACAAGTAGCTATAGATAGAGCATACCCAAACCTTTATTATTCACAACGGAGTGACTCCCCAAATGCTAATTCGTACTTTGATAAGTACCAAGACCATTCAAAAATGGTAGCTGGTTTTACAATGTCATCAAGAACTAGACCTATGGTAATAGGTAAGTTTCAAGAGTACATTAGTGATAAAGGAGTAACAATACAATCTAAAAGATTGATAGAAGAAATGAAAGTATTTATTTGGCGTAACGGAAGAGCAGAAGCCCAAAGTGGATATAATGATGATTTAGTTATGTCATTTGGTATTGCTATGTACATAAGAGATACGGCATTAAAAATGAGACAACGTGGTTTAGATGCAACCCGAAATGCATTAAATAATATAACAGTAAATAGAACACAATACCAAGGTGGTTACTTTTCTAGTGGAGCTGATAATCCTTATCATATTGATACCCAAAATGGTAATAAGGAAGATATTAGTTGGCTTCTTAAGTAATATTTATAATAATAAAAATATATTATGGCTGATAAAAGCTTATTTAGTAGATTAAGAAGATTATTTTCAACAGATGTAATTATACGAAATGTTGGAGGGAATCAAATTAGTGTAATTGATAGTAGTACTATTCAACAAAATGGAGAATTACAAACTAATTCTTTAATTGATAGATATAATAGATTATATTCAACTAATCCTTCATCTTTATATGGAGCTCAATTTAATTTTAATTACCAATACCTAAGACCCCAATTATATTCAGAATATGATGTAATGGATCAAGATGCAATTATTGCCTCTGCTCTAGATATTATAGCTGATGAATGTACATTAAAAAATGATATGGGTGAAGTATTATCGATTCGTTCGAGTAATGAATCTATTCAAAAAATATTATATAATTTATTTTATGATGTATTAAACATTGAATTTAATTTATGGGCTTGGTCTCGACAAATGGCTAAATTTGGAGACTTTTTTTTAAAATTAGAAATTTCAGAAAAATTTGGTGTATATAATGTTATCCCTTATACTGCTTATCACATTTCAAGAGAAGAAGGATTTAACCCTGAAAACCCATCTGATGTAAGATTTAGATATGATCCTAATGGTTTAGTTAACCCAAGTTCAGGAATGTATTCTACCCCAAATAATAATTCTCAAACGGAAAATGGTATTTTCTTTGACAATTATGAAATGGCCCACTTTAGATTAATTGGTGATACCAATTATCTTCCTTATGGCCGTTCATATATTGAACCCGCTAGAAAATTATTTAAACAATACACATTAATGGAAGATGCGATGTTAATCCATAGGATTTCACGAGCACCTGAAAAACGTATTTTTTATATGAATGTTGGATCTATTCCCCCTAATGAAATAGATTCATTTATGCAAAAAACTATTTCAAATATGAAACGTACTCCCCATATAGACCAAAAGACAGGTGAGTATAATTTGAAATATAATATGCAGAACATGATGGAGGATTTTTACATCCCAGTTCGTGGAAATGATACTACAACAAAAATTGATACTACTAAAGGTTTAGATTATGATGGTATCCAAGATGTTGAGTATTTAAGAGATAAACTATTTGCAGCACTTAAAATCCCAAAAGCATTTTTAGGATATGATGAAACCACAGAAGGTAAAGCTACATTAGCTGCTGAGGATATTAGATTTGCTCGTACAATTGAAAGAATCCAAAGAATATTAGTATCAGAACTTAATAAAATAGCACTTGTTCATTTATATTCCCAAGGATATAGAGATGAAGCATTAACAAACTTTGAGTTATCAATGCAAACACCATCAATTATATTTGAACAGGAGAAAATTGAATTAATGAAATCTAAAACTGAATTAGCAACTTCATTATTAGAAAACAATCTATTACCTACAGATTGGATATATGATAATATTTTCCATTTATCAGAAGACCAATATGAAGAATATAGAGATTTAAATAGAGAAGATGCTAAACGTAAGTTTAGACTAGCTCAAATTGAAGCAGAAGGAAATGATCCTGTTGAAACAGGTAAGTCTTATGGTACTCCCCATGATTTAGCTTCATTATATGGTAAAGGCAGAATGTACTCAGACCCTGGAAATGTTCCTGATGGTTATAATACAGATTCAGAATTAGGTAGACCTAAAGATTCTATTTCAAATATTGGTAAACAAGATAGTAACTTTGGAAAAGATCGATTAGGTGTTAAGCGTATGAAAGATACAGATAAAAATGATTCATCTGATAGCAGAACGGATACTAATAAATCTGGTTTAGCTTTAGAAAATGCCCAAACAACTTTATTAAAAAATAAAAATATGTTTAAAAAAATGAATAAAAAACAACTAGTTTTTGAGCAAGATAAAGATAATACATCATTATTAGATGAAAACCAATTGAAGAAATAAAAAACTTCACATATTTATAAATAAATATATTTTTTGATGAAAATAAAACATTCCAAGTATAAAAATACAGGCATACTGTTTGAACTATTGGTACGTCAAATAACGGCAGACACATTAAAAGGTGGAGATTCTCCAGCTATTGATATATTAAAAGAATATTTTGTAAAAACTTCTTTAGGTCGTGAATATAAGTTATATGAATCTATATTAAAATCTAATGTTTTAAATGAAGGAAGAGCAAATATGGTAATTTCTACTATATTAGAATCATCTTCTAAATTTAATCGTACCTCATTAAGAAAACAAAAGTATAATTTAATTAATGAAATTAAAAAACATTATAATTTAGATGTTTTTTTTGGTGCTAAAATTAAAAATTATAAAGAATTAGCTTCATTATATACTCTAATTGAGGGTTATAATTCAAAAGAAGCTAGTGATTCCCAACAACTAATAGATAATAAAGTAACTTTATTAGAACATTTAACTAAACAAGAAATTAATACTGAAGAAGTTAAAGAAGATGTTTTAAAAGAATTTCAAACTTATGATAAAGATTTAAGAATTCTTACATATAAAGTATTA